AAGACGCCGCGCATCAGCACGTCCCAATCGGCGATGCCGCCGGTGGTGTAGGTGCGCTGGTTGGCATACGGCGGCGAGGTGAAGCATAGGTCCGCGTGCTGGCCCGCCATCAGGGTTGCGATCACGGCGGCATCGGTGGCATCGCCGCAGATCAGGCGGTGTTCGCCCAGCAGCCAGACGTCACCCGGCCGGGACACCGGTACCGCCGATGCTGCAGGTACGTCGTCCGCTGCATCCGGTTCCTGATCGCCCTGCCCATCGTCGCCCTCGGCTTCGCCCAGTTCGTCGGCCAGCAGTGCATCGATCTCGGTGTCGTTGAATCCCGTCAGCGTCAGGTCGTAGCCGGCGTCGGCCAGCTCCGCGAATTCCAGCGCCAGCAGTTCATCATCCCAGCCCGCGTCGAGCGCGATGCGGTTGTCGGCGAGGATGAGCGCGCGCTTCTGTGTGGGCGACAGGTGCGCCAGTTCGATCACCGGGACCTCGTCCATACCGAGCTTGCGCGCGGCGGCCAGGCGCCCATGGCCTGCGATCACGCCGTTCTCGCCGTCGACCAGGACCGGGTTGGTCCAGCCGTACTCCACGATGCTGGCGGCGATCCTCGCCACCTGCTCTTCGCTATGGGTTCTGGGATTACGGGCGTAAGGAATCAGCGCCTCGACCTTGCGGTACTCGACGTTGAGCATGTTCTGTTTCGGGTTCCCAAACGGAAACGGCCCGCGCAGGAACAGGTCCCGGCGCAGGCCGTGTGGAAATGAAAACGCCCGCCGACGGACGGGCCGTGGGCGGGCGTGGAATGGTGTCGTGCGAACCGGGGGGCGCGAACCGCGCACCGTGCGAACCTGGGTTCGCACCCTGACGGTAGGCAGGTCTTGCGCGTGTGCCTCCCGTATTGCGCTTTCTGCAGGAAGGACCCCTTTATTTCGGGGCACCCCTTGCAATCTGCGCCGAAAGCCGAACGATAAACGAGATACTACCCCTAAATCGCCCGATTTGTTGCACTGCGTGCAGCCCCCGAATCGGACATTCGGGGCAAACAGCGGACATTCGCGGCAAGCATTACCCTACGTTACTCTTTGCTTTGGACGGTTGGCGAACTTGGCCACGCGCTCACGCAGCGCATCGAAATAATTCGCGTCCACAGGCGTCGTCGGAGGGGATGCGACACCCTGGAGCAACAACGAACGGAGTCGTTCGATATTGCTGATCTTTAACGGCGGGTCACTCCGGCGTTTATGGTTCATTGGCATGAAAAACAGCGGGCAGATCACGGGCGCCATGCAGGATGCGAATGACGATCACCTCATCCCGGGTGGCGACAAAGAAAATCACGTAACGGCCGTGGGCGCATGAACGGATGTCGTCCCCGAGTTCCGGCCGCAAGCGATAGCCGGGCGGGTTCAGCACGAGGCGTTCGCATTGCCCCCGCAGATCACGGACGAATGTGACGGCCCTTGCCGGGTTGTCTTGCGCGATGTAGTCAGCGATGGATCCAGGTCTTGCTCAGCCAGCGGAATCAGGGCAAGACGCATCAGTTCTGCTTGCGCTTGGCTTGTGCGCTGTACTTGGCCTCAAGACGGGAAAACACCTCATCGGCTGGCTTGGCCGGACCGCTTGCCTTGCCCGCAGCGATCTCGGCACGCAACGCTTCCAGACGAAGTTCACGGTGCTGCTCGTTCTCTTCGAGCAAGCGAAGTCCGGCACGCACGACCTCGCTGACATTGTTGAACCGGCCGCTTTGCACCTGCTCACGGATGAAGGCCTCGAAATGACTGCCGAGGGCGACGCTGGTCGGCATGACGCCTCCTAACTATTACTAACAGTTGTTAGTATAGCGACGCCCTCCTTTCCGTCAATGTGGCGGTGCGTTGAGCCTGCCCGCCACGATCTCCAGCGCCCGTTGCCAGCGCCGCCAGGCGGTCGTGCGGTCGCAGGCGAAGCGCAGCGTGATCTCGCGCCAGCCGTAGCCCTTGGCCCGCATCCACACGAGGTGGCGTTGCTCGACCTCCAGCCACTGCACCCAGCGCATCGCCTCCAGCATCCGGTCGATGGCCTGGGGGCTGGGCGGGAACGGCCGGTAGACCTTCTCGTCCGCTGCGAAGGCTTCCCACTCGCGGCGCACGATGGTGGGCCACGTGTTGATGTAGCCCTGCACGCGGATGGGCGGCAGGCGCCGCCCGGTGTTGGCCGCATCCTCGAAGCGGGCGGCCACGTCCTCCTTGGTCCACTCAGCCACGATGCTGGCCTCCCTCGCCATAGAGCCGCTCGCCGATGCGGCGCACCAGTTCGCGTTCGAGGAAGTCCAGGCGGTTGTCGGCTTCGGCAACCACGAGGATGCGCTGCTCCCGCCAGCCCTGCCGCTTGAAGGCTTCGAGGTCGGTGACCTCGGGCTGTGTGCGCGCCAGCGCGGAACGGTAGGTCGGTGTGCGGATCTTCACGTCACGCCTCCTGCGTCTCGGCTGCCCAGTACAGGATCGCCAGGGCGTCGGCTTCGTTGTCGTCCGACGGTTCATGGCCGCGCTTGCAGATGGACGCGATCATCTCGTCCTTGCTCGCGTTGCCCTTGCCGGTTGCGTGCTTCTTGATGGTGCCGACCGGAACCCCGATGTACGGAATGTTGTGGTGCTCGCACCAGGCGGTGAGGTGTCCGAGCAGGCCGCCGTAGATGTGCGCGGCGTCCACGCCCGCATGCCGGCGCACCTCTTCGAAATACACCACGTTGATGTGTGTCGTGGACTGCTTCAGTTCGTTGAGCCAGCGCTTGAAGCGCAGGTAGCGCATGCCGCCGCCTTCGAAGCGCTTCGGCTTGAAGTCCTGCGTGCCACTGGCAATGCTGCCGTCCAGGTAATGCAATGCCCAGCCGGTGCTGGTGCCCAGGTCGAGGGCGAGAATGGTCGTTGTCATCTTTGAGTCGTCATGCAGATGGTGACCGAAGGTGACTGTCGTCCGGATTAACCTCTACGCGTGCGCGTATACGCACGTAAAGAGATCAATCCCCGAGCGGGTCACCTTCGGTCACCGTGATCAGTCGTCGCGATACGGCAGGCGATTGCCGTAGTCCTTTGGTTTGAGCGAAATCCCGGCGAGCCCCTTGACGCCGCCGTGCAGGCGCGTGCGCTCGAAGCCCCGGTTGGTCAGCTGCTGCGCCAGCCACCGGCTGGTCCCCACGTACTCGCCGCGCCGGCCGGCCCACTCCTGCCAGCGCAGGAACACGTCGGCCACGGCCACGCGCGCCTGCTGATGGCATTGGGCCTCCTCATCGAGGAAGTCGCCGATGGCGTCCTCCTCGTCGAAGTACTCTTCCGTGGCCGAGCGCACGCAGTCAGGCGGGTCCAGGCGCTGGCGCTGCCAGGCAAGGCACCCCTCGATGGCCCACGCCAGGATCCCGTCGCGCTCCTTGAGCAGCTTTTCGGTGAGGCGGCCATCGCGGCGCTCCGGCGGCACCGTCACCGTGAACGGGATCAGGTGCAGGCGTCGCTTCATGGCCTCATCCACGTTGCGGATCGCGGGCTTGTGGTTGCCGGCGATCAGCAGCTTGAACTGCGGCAGGTAGTCGAAGAAGTCCTGGCGCATGAAGCGCGCGGACACCTTGTCGCCACCGGTGATGGCCTTGACCTTCGACTCGTTCCAGCGCCGGCCCTGCTCCGTCTCGATGGACGACACCAGCCGCGCGCCGCGCAAGCCCGCCAGTTCGGTCGGGTGGCGGTCGCCGCGGGCCTCCATGAAGGTGTCCATCGGCGCGTTGGCCGCGTAGTCGCCCAAGATCGTGGTCAGCACGTTCACGAAGACGGATTTGCCGTTGGCGCCGGTGCCGTACAGGAAGAACAGCGCGTGCTCGCTGGTTACCCCGGTCAGGCAGTAGCCGACCACCCGCTGCAAATAGGCCGCCAGCTCCGTGTTGCCGCCGGTGATGTCGGAGATGAACGCCAGCCATGCAGGGCAGCCCGCGCCGTTGCGCCCGCGCGGCGTCGCCGTGGTCACCTTCGTCATCCGGTCCTCGCGCCGGTGCGCGCGCAGTTGGCCTGTGCGCAGGTCGACCACGCCGCCCGGGGTGTTGAGCGCCCAGACGTCGGCATCCCATTCGTCGGCGGTGGCCGCGTGCTTTGGGTCCGAACGGGCGATCTTCTCGACCGAGGCGATGGTCGCCGAACTGGCCAGCTTGGTCTTCTGCCGTGCCGCGTCCGCCTTGAGCGAGGCCGCCCGGCAGATGCCGCGCGACAGGTGGGTGACGTAGAGCAGTTGGTCGGAATTCCAGCGCACGCCTGTCCAGACCAGCCATTTGCCCCACAGGGAGCAGTAGCGCCAGTCGTCGCCGTAGCGGCGCGTGAAGGCGGTCGCGAGCCCGTCCTCCGTTTCCCAGTCCACGCCTTCCAGCACGTCCGCCGACACGGTGTCGTCCACGTCCAGCGTCACGGGCACCCGCGCGCCGGCAGCCAGATAGCCGCCAACGTCGAATCCCTCTTCGATGGCATCGGCCGCATCCCAGCCCTCCGGGGTGTTTTCGGGCGGCACGAGGATGGCCACCGACACGGCGCCCGCCCGCAGCATGGCCTGCGCCGCGTTGGCGGCGTACTCCCAGCCCGGCTTGTCCCGGTCGGGCCAGATCAGCACGGTCTTGCCAGCCAGCGGCGACCAGTCGGTCTTCTCGACCGGCGCGTTCGCCCCGTGCATCGCCGTGGTGGCGACGATGCCGGCGTCGATCAGGGCCTGGGCACATTTCTCGCCTTCGACAAACACCACCTGGGTGGCGCTCGCCAGTCCCGGCTGGTTGTACAGCGGACGCGGCTCGGGTGGTGCCATCTTGCGCCGCTTGGCGTCCCACGGACGGAACTCCTTGCCGCGGCCGGGCGGGTCATAGCGGTACACCACGCCGAGCAGCTTGCCGGTGGCGTCCAGGTAGTCCCACTTGGCCGTGGCGGGGCCGAGCTCGTCCATGGGCGGCTCGCGGCGCTTGCGCCGCACCGGCTGCGCGCTGGACTGGCCGAGCAGCTGCATGGCGCGTTCGAGCACCTGCGCGAAGTCGGTGGCGACGCGCAGGCCGGCCTGGGCGGCGATGAGGTCGAAGATGTCGCCACCGTCGCCGGTGGCACGGTCGGTCCACAGTCCCGCCTTCTCGCCGTCGAGCACCACCTCCAGGCTGTCGCCCGGGCTGCCCAGGATGTCGCCGATCACGAACTTGCCACGGCGCTTCTTGCCGGCCGGGAACAGCACGCTCAGTACGCACTCCAGGCGGGCGAGCAGCGCCGCGCGAATTTCGTCGCGCTGGGCGTCGAGCTGGCCGGTGACCACTGGGGTCTCGTTGAAGTCGATCACGTCGCCTCCTCCCCCGGCATGCCGCCGGCAGCCGTCGCATCGGGCCGATGCACCGTCGTCGTTGCCAGCCAGGCCTGGAGTTCGGACAGACGGAAGCGCACCAGGCTGCCCAGCAGGTAGTGCGGGATCCGGTAGCGCGCACGCATAGTGTGGTCGGCGAACCAGTAGTACGGCAGATTCAGGGCCGCCGCCGCGTGGTTGGCGTCGATCATGGGCTCGCCCGCCGATGCCGGCATCATTGGATCGGTCCGGCTCATGCGTGCGCCCTCCAGCAGCGGTCCTGCCACGTGCACATGCGGCACTCGAAATGAGTGGGATCGCTGAACGCGCGCGGCAGCAGCTCGCCCGCCGTGGTCGCGCCGATCACTTTCACCGCACGGTCGGACATGCGCTGCGCCAGCGCCGCGTCGAACGGCACCAGTTCGGCGTAGAGCTCCATCGTGTCGGCGTTGATCGCCGTGAAGAGCGCCGGGTGCTCGTGCAGTTCGAGATACGCCTGGTACATCGCGACCTGGGCGGCATAGACCGGCTTGGCCACCGCGAGGCGGTGTTTCTGCAGGTCACGCCAGGATTTGTTGCCGAGGCACTTGTTCTCCCACAGCATCGGGTAGCCGAAGCCATTGGGGCCCGCGACGATGACGCCGTCGATATGCCCCTTCAAGCGCCCATCGGCCGAGGCGAAACCGAATTGCTCGCCGTTGGGCTTGCGCGTGCGCAGGTCGAAGCCCGCGCCGCGCAGCCAGTCGACCATGCAGTCCTCGATCACGTGGCCGCGCTCGAAGATGCGCAGCATCCGGCCATCATGCTCACGGCCGTAGTCGACCGGTGCCTGGGCGAACTCGTACTGCAGAGCACGCTCGCAGGACACCCCCAGGCGCGATGCGCCCAGGTACTGGCGCACCGGCTGGCTTGCGCGCTCACGCTGCAGGCCGATGTCGATCAGCGAGGCCACCTGTCCGGAGAGGCTCGCCGAGGAATTGAAGTCCAGCATCAGGCGTCTCCCTCGGTGGTCTCCCACGGCAGCTCTTCGAGCTCGGCGAACGGATCCTGTGCCGCGGCCTTCGGTGCCGCGTTGCCGCGCACCATCGGCATGCGGGTGTGCTCGTGGTGCTCGACCATCGCTTCGGTGTAGCGCGTCACGATGGCGTCGATGACACGCAGCGCCTCGGCCTCGGTATAGTCGGCCAGCGGCTTGGTGAAGCCGATCTCCTCGGCCACCCGGCCGAATGCCTTCAGGCAGGTGCGCATGGCCGCGCGTTCAACGTCGGATGCGTCAAGCATGCTGACCTCCCTGTGCTGCCCCTCCATGGCTTGCCGCCAGTTGCCGTACAGCGCGTGAAAGGCGTCCTGGCAGCGGCGCGAGCAGAACACCCAGTCCGGAACAAAGCGCCGGGGATTGCCGACACCGTGGCGGGTGTCGGCGTGCGTGAATCCCCGGGCCTGCCGTTTGCAGACCCAGCATTTCATTCCTCCCTCACTGAGCCCAGGCGGGCTTGCCGGTGACAGGCGGGCGCTGTGCCGCCTGTGCTGCGCGGGACGGTACGGCCTGCGCGGGCGCACCGGACGTACCCCCACCCGGATTGGCCTTGGGTGGCACGCCCTTGAGCCGGGCGTACTCCGCGTGGTCGGGCTCGACGGCGAGCCGGATCACGTTGCGATCCTCCCCCTTGGGATCGCGCTCGACGTCGATGCGGGCGATGAACTCCAGCCCGTCGAGCTCGTGGAAGCCCTGGATGCGGCGCGCAGCCACCGCCTGCGGCGAGGTGTCCTGCGGGTGGATGTTGCGGGCGCTGTTGAGCGCGGCTCGGATGAAGCTGCGCCCCATCTGCGCCCAGGTCGGGCCCTTGGGCGAATGCAGGCCGACGTTGGTCCACACCTTGCGCTTGGCATGCTCACCGCCGGTCACGACGAACTCGGCGGCCAGGTAGATTGAGCCGGTCTCGAACGACTCGCTCGCGTAACCGCCGACCCAGCCCTGCGAGGGGTCGTCGTAGCCGCCCGGCTTGAGGATCATGCGCACCGGCACCAGGGTGCCTTTGGGAATCAGGTCGAAGCCGTGCTGCTGCTCAGCGTCGTTGAAGTCTTGCCACGGATTGGCGTCGTAGGTCATTGCGGTATTCATGCGATGTGTTCTGCGTATTCGGTGGTGGTTGCGGCCGCGTTCGGCGTGGCGTACAGGTGGGCGGACGGGTGGACGGCGCCCCCGCACTTGGCGATCAGCGCGCCCAGGTGCGGCGGTTCCATCAGGTCGAGCCGGCCACTGCGGTCCTTGGCGGGAAACCCGAACGGGTTGACGGTGTGGGTGACGAAGGCGCGGTAGCTGCTGCCGTCCTCGGCCTTGATCTCGGCGAAGGTCACGACCTCGTCCACGATGCCCGGCAGCTCCAGCCCGGTCTTGCTGCCCTCGATCTGCGGCACGAACACCTTGCGGTTGTAGTCATCGAGCCGCTCATCGAGGATCGCCACGAAGACCACGTTCTTGCCGCGTGCGTGCTGCAGGTGCGTGAGCGCACCGACCATTTCCTGGCCGAGCTGGCCATAGGCCGCGCGCACGTCAGGCTTGCCCGAGCGATCGCTGGTGGCCGCCGGCTGCGTCTTGCACCACGCGAAGCACTGGCGCGAGAGCTGCGTGATCGAGTCGACGAAGAAGGTCTGGTAGCGCTCGAGCTGCGCGGGATCGCCGAACTTCTCGACCACGTAGTCGTAGTGCGCCTGCGAGAACGGGCTCTGCGGCGGCAACGACTTGTCGGGGCCCGCGAGGAACGCGAAGAAATCGCGGGTCTCCGGCCAGGACGCGGGCCGAATGGTGTCGCCCGGCCAGTCGGCCACCGACAGGTCACCCGCCTCGACGTCGATGAACAGCGTGGTGGCCGCATCGAGGTCCTTCAGGCGCGTGGTCTTGCCGATACCGGACTTGCCGAGCAGCAGCAGCTTTACGCCCCGGCGCTCCGCCATGCGCTCCTGCGCGCTGACGATGGGAAGCCCGCTCATGCCATCACCTCATCCAGGGTCAGCGTGAACGACGGCTTGGCCGGCTCTACCGTGCGGGCGTCCGCGAACTGCTCGCGCAGCGTGGGCGGCCAGTTGGTGTAGCGCGATTCGGGCACCGTCAGCTTGATGTCGACGTAAGCCTCGGGCCGCTCGCCGGCCGCGACGATGCGCGCGGCGATCTCGTTGAGCTGCTTCTGGCTCCAGCTGATCTTCTTGGGCAGCTCGTACTTGATCCGCAGCGGACCATCGGCAATGTGAACGGTGCCGAAGTCGCGCTCGGACGCGCGCAGCGCCTCACGGGCCTGTTCGCCGTAGCTCAGTTCCAGTGCCGCATCGAGCTTGGCGCGGGCGAGCTTGAGCCAGGCGCTGGCGGCTTCCAACCTGGCGTCGAGTTCGTGCTTGCGCTGGGGCGAGAGCTTGGCCAGGTCGGCAACGGACATCCCGGCGATGTCGGTCGGCAGCAGGGTCTGATTCGTCATGGCGGCCTCCTTAGTGATAGGCGCGAGCCGACGTCGAGTTGCGCGAGACGCGCCGCTCGTAGGCTTCGATTTCGGAGATCAGGTAGGCGACTCGGGAGCCGAGCTTGCAGAAGACGGGACCCAGGTGGTCCTGGCGCCAGCGCTGCAGCGTCTTGATCGACAGCCCCCAGCGGGCGGCGAGTTCGGTCTCGGCCAGTGCGACGCGCTCGGCGGCCGGCTCGACGGGCCGCAGGCCGTGTCGGGACAATTGAACAGATGAGGAAAGATTTGCCATTTGGAGACGCCTCTTGTTGAAGGAGGCTCTATTTCATTGCCTGACGCCTTGGGCTTGGGCGAGCAAATCTTGGGCGCTGGTGGGCACAGCAGGGTGGGCGCTTGGCCGGCGCGTAGGCCGCAAGGCCTTGTGCCGTATAGGACTCGGCTTGCGTTTCGCTTATTTCGATTTCGATTATTTCGAATAGAATCGCGTCCCTTCCCGTTTTGCCGCGCTGCGCGCCTGCCCATGAACGTCTCCTCCATCTCCAAGGTGCAGCCCTCCGAAGAGGACGTGACCCTGGCCCGCGAGGCCGGCCGCACCCTCGCTGCCGTGCTGGCAACCGGCGCCGCCGTTCGGCAGGTGGACATCCGCGACGGCAGCGGGCGCGTGCGGAGCGTGCAGATGCCGGTGGCGGCGCTGCAGCTGCTGCAGGACGTGCTGGACCAGATCGAGAAGGGGTGCGCGGTGTCGGTCGTATCGATGCACACGGAGCTCACCACCCAGGAGGCCGCGCAGATGCTCGGCGTGTCCCGCCCGTTTTTTGTGCAGATCCTGGAGCGGGGCGACATTCCGTTCCACAAGATCGGCACGCATCGCCGTGTGCGCTACCGGGATGTGCTCGACTACAAGAAGCGCCTGGACGCTCAGCGACAGCACGCAACCGAGGAAGTGAGCCTCCTGGCCTAGCCGGGCTGGCCACGCCTGCGTGACTGCAGGCCACACCAAGGACAAGAACGGGGAACCACATGGCCAGAAAGACGCTGACCAACGCGAGCAATCTGCTCGATCTGATCGAATGCGCGCCGGCATCGGTGTTGCGGGTCTTCAGCGGCCTGCCCGAGTGCCAGGCACTGGGCCGCGGCTTTGACTGGTCGCAGGATGAATCCGCGCTGCCCGGCGCGCTGCTGGAGCACGTCCGGCACCTGCGCCGCGATCAGCGCGAGCCCGCCGAGCGGGAGGCACTGCGCATCGTGCGTCTTGCTTCGTCGCGCGGTGCGGTGATCCTCACCAGCGTCGCGGACCAGTTGAACGATGCCGACCTGTTCGCCACCTTCCTGTCGCAGCCCGGTGGTGAATTCGGGCGAGCGGTCTGGATGCGCGCGCATTCCGACGCGACCGCACGCCTGTTCGAGATCGCCGAATCGATCCTGAACACCGCTGACATCCGGGGCAACAAGCGGCTCTACGATGCCTTCGATGTGCCGTGCGACGAGCCGCCGCCCTTCCTGTGGAACGACAAAGTGAAGCGGGAACTGGAGTTGGAGCTCACGCAGGCGATGCGCCTGGCCGAGCCCTGCGAGGTGGTGCACGTCGCACTGGCCGACGAAAGCGACAGCGGCGAGGGCTCGATTGCGCACTGCCTGGTCGTGCGCTTCGCCGGCGAGCAGGTCACGGCGGTACAGGTCGTCAACCGGAACCGCCGCAGCTTCTGCTACTTCCCGGCGCGCGACGCCACCCTGGTCTACGCGCCCAGCCGCAAGGTAGTCGAGGTCTACGCGCATACGCTGTCCACCCGGGCGCCGCTGGCCAACGTGCTGTCCGCGCACGGCTTCAAAGTGCCCCTGTCCAGCCGGCCGCTCAACCGCTCGCGCTTCGACCTGTCCCGATTCGCCCTGCCGCTCAAGGAGGTGAAGCCGCGCCTGGACGGCGCCAAGGTCGAGCGCCTGTATCTGGCCGAGGCGCGTGCCCTGCTCGGTCATGCCAGCGACACGGTGACCCTTCACCTCGACAGCGGTGCGGAGCTGCACGATGTGCTGGGCGAGCGCTGGGGCAATCACCCCTTCTCGCAGCCGGCGGCCATCCTGGGCGTCACGCTGGTCGCGGAGCTGGTGTTCCCGGGGGAGACCACGGAGACACCGCTGTCCATCGTCCTGGCCGAACCGGGGCGCTGCAGCCTGCAGAGCGAGCGCGACCTGCGCCTGCGGCTGGCCGGCACGCAGCTGCTGGAAGCGTTGGGTGTGCTCCGGCCGCTCAACCCCGGTTCCGGCGTGGACGATCCGGACCTGATCGGACAAGTCGCGCGGCTGCTGGAATGCGCCACCAGCCCGATGGACGGCTTCGCGCTCGCCCAACTGGGCATCGACATCGAGCGCTTCGAGGACGAGGGCATCCTCACCGAAGGCGACCGGATCACGCAGAAGGTGGTCGAGCTGGCCGATGGCATGCGCAGCGCCGTACCGCTGGAGCGGTGTGCCGATGCGAATTTCGTGCGCTACCGGGATCCCCTGACGGGTGACGATGTCATGCTGCAGGCCCGGCACGCGCGGCGCTGGAAGGTCCATCTGAACTGGTTGCGCGAGGAGATCATCACCGCGCTCGGCAGCACGCTGCAGGGTGTGCGGGGCCGGCACCTCGATGACGAGCCGGTGTTTCTCGGTGAACTCGACGTCGATGGCTCACCCGTGACGCTGTACTTCGCCACCCGGATGGGGAGCGAGCGCCAGTACGCCCGGGTTGATGCCGCCTTGCGGCTGCGCCCGCGCGCCTTGCCCGGCATTGTGCTGACCACGTCAATGGCGCCCTTCCCGTTTGCCGGCACCAACGTGGTCGTGCCGATCCATGACGTCCTGTCGCCCGCCCAGTCGGGCACGGCCATCGATCTCGCGCGCCTGAAGGTGCGCTACCGGCATGGCCACCAGGCGGCGATGGGCGGCACCGCGATCAGCCTCAAGGTTTCGGCGGATGGGTATGCAGCGCTGCTGTCCGTCCCCGGCCGGGCGCCGTGGCGCGTCACGGGCAAGGCGAAGATCGCCGTGCTGCAGCGGCTGGTCGATGCCTACGCAGTTGGCACACCGCATGTGAACACCAAGAAGCTGATGGAGGATACCGGCTGTGCGACGCCCGCGAACCTGTTCGCCAAGACCTCGCCGTGGCGCGACTATCTGGTCAGGGTCAAGGGCGCACACGCGTGGCAGTTGAACCTGCCGAGTGTCGAGGAGCCGTTGGAAGATGGCACCACGGAAGCGGAGGCGCTGCTTGGTTGAGCATCCCTCGGTGGCTGGCCGCTATGTGCGGTAGGCAGTGCCAAGTCGGATCTGTGATTGTCGAGGTATCGCGTCGCAAGCCACCGCCGGCTCGCCCATGACTGGCATCACCTTCTGTTGCTATCGTTGAGGCTCCACCTACAGGAGCGCTCCGAATGCACAAGTTGCTGGGTATTGGACGAAGACAGCTCTATGACCTCGTTTGGAGCAAACCGAGGACACAGCTCGCCAAGGAACTCGGTGTGTCCGACGTGATGATCGGCAAGATGTGCCGGCAACTCAATGTGCCCGCGCCAATGCCCGGCTACTGGGCCAGCCTCGCCGCTGGAGGAAAAGGCAAGCGGCGCTATGTCAAACCTGCGCTGACCTACTCCGTAGCCGAGCGGATCGAAGAAGACCTTGATGCGATCGTCGATTTACTCCCTAAAGTTGATCCGAATGATCTCGACACCCCCATTCCGCCAAAGCCTGCTTTCAAGGAAAGCATCGAGCAGACTTTGCGTCGGTATGAGGCATTGATCGACCGCGTAGCGTTGCCGAAAGCCGCGCGGGGCGTGCATCCAGCAGTCCAGAAGCTCATGGTCGAGGACGAGCGACGCGCACAGCTCGTGTTGACTTACAGTTGGGAGCGAAAGCCTGAGTTCGTCAGTCCGGAAGGGCGCCGCCTGCTCTCCGGTTTGAGCCTGTTGCTCTGGTGGTGGACCGACCTGGGCTTCAAGCCGAGTTCCAGCGGCACACGGCACATCCAACTGCGTGTAGCCTGCGGGCAATACAGCAAGGGCTTTGAGGTGGGGCTCACGACCCCGAATGGGCGATTGCTGCTCAAGGGCAAGACGGCAATTGACGGCCCCTTTCAGCTTCGGTTCGAAAGCGACAATCACAATAGCAGACCAGACAAAGGCATCTACACTTTCACGAGCTTTGACATGCCGCTCTTCAAGGCGGTGACGTTGACGCTTCTGGCCGAAAAGGAGCGGCGGTTTCGTGAGTGGATCGACTGGCGATATGACGATTTGACCCGGCGCCGAGTGGACGCGGCTCGAAAAGCAAAGGAAGCGGAAGAGCGAAAACGACAAGAGATTGCGGCGGCAGCGGCGGCGTTGAAGAAGCAGCGGGAGGATCTGCTGAACTCGGCGATGAGCGGAAGGGATCAGGCAGATCGGCTCAGGACCCTGGTATCGGAAGTCGAGGCTAGCCTGACAGCTGAGGGGCATGCCGACGAGCGGTTCATTACTTGGAAAGTGTGGGCGTTAGGCGAAGCTGATGCCCTCGACTTGCGAAAGCGAACGGGGCAAGAACTCCTGCAGTGGCTGGATGGATTCCAGCTGCATTAGCCAGGGCTCGATCTGACAGGTGGTCACTGGTGGGCTTCATTACCCTCCTTTACTATCCGCTTCAGACGATCAGCCCCACCATCCATGGCAGTTTCATTCCGCGAAGCTGTCATGAAGTCCATCGAACTCCCCTGTCCTTCCCGACTCTCGGCCGGCGAGCGCGCCGCTGAGATCACCTGCATCCTGGCGTCAGCCATCGTCCGCACACTCGTCACACCGCACTCAGCAGAGAGCGCGGTTGAGCTTGGCTTTGTGCCCGACCAGCGCGTACATACAACTCCCTATCAACGAGAGACGTTGTGATGCACGCCCAACCAACCACCGTCGCCGCCCGCATCGCCGAACTGGGCTGCGCCCCCATGTCCGAACTCTGGAAGCTGTGGGACCGGTATTTCGACTACCGCCCGGCCAAGCCGAATCGCGATTTCATTGAATCGCGCATCGCCTACAAACTGCAGGAGGAAGCCTTCGGCGGCTTGTCGCCGGCCACGCGCGAGCGCCTTGAGCGCATCGGTGCCTCGCATTCGAAAATCCCCACGCGAGCACCCTCGCGCGAACTGCACTTCGTCCCTGGCACGGTGATCTCGCGTGAATGGGGCGGGCGCGAACACAAGGCGCTGGTCACCGCCGAAGGAGCCTTCGAATACGAGGGTAAGCCCTTCAAGAGCCTGACCGCCCTGGCGCGGCACATCACGGGCACGCACTGGTCGGGCCCGCTGTTCTTCGGTCTCAGCAAGGGAGGTGCACGATGAACGAAGCGGCGCAGATCGCCTCCACGAAGCAGCGCAAGCGCTGTGCGGTGTATTGCCGGGTCTCGACCGACGAGCGGCTGGACCAGGAATTCAACTCCATCGACGCGCAGAAGGAGGCAGGGCATGCCTTCGTCGCCAGCCAGCGCGCCGAAGGCTGGCTTTCGGTGGCGGATGACTACGACGACCCGGGGTACTCCGGCGGCAACACCGACCGGCCGGGCCTGCAGCGGTTGCTGGCGGACATCGAACGCGGACGCATCGACATCGTCGTGGTCTACAAGATCGACCGGCTGTCGCGCTCGCTGGCGGACTTCGCGCGCATGGTCGAGGTGTTCGAGCGCTACAACGTGTCGTTCGTATCGGTGACGCAGCAGTTCAACACCACGACGTCGATGGGCCGGCTGATGCTCAACGTGCTGCTGTCCTTTGCGCAGTTCGAGCGCGAGGTCACCGGCGAGCGGATCCGCGACAAGATCGCGGCGTCCAAGCGCAAGGGGCTGTGGATGGGCGGCGTACCGCCGCTCGGGTACGACGTGCGCGACCGCCAGTTGGTCGTCAACGAGGCCGAGGCGGTGGTGGTGCGGCGCATCTTCGAAGAAATGCTGACCATCGGCTCACCCACGCAGATCGCCGCGCGCCTGACCGCCGAAGGCATTACGACCAAGGCGTGGACCACGCAGGATGGTCGCTTCCGGTATGGCGCCAGCATCGACAAGAAATACCTGTCCAAGCTGCTGCGCAACCGCATCTACCTGGGTGAACTGTCGCACAAGGGAAGCTGGTACCCCGGCACGCACCCGGCCATCGTTGATGCCGCGTTGTGGGAGCGCGTCCACGGCGTGCTGGCCACGGACAGCCATGTGCGATCGACGCAGACCAAGGTGCTGTCGCGCACCGACGCGCTGCT